CATATTACAACCGATGATGGGGAACGGTTTCGTTTCATCCATCACCAATCTTGTTGTGAGAGTGTCTACATTGAAAGCATCGTTGGTGAACTGGATAGCCTTGTTGGTAACCCTGTCTTGGTTGCTGAAGAGCGTTCGTATGATGGCGGACCCGTGAGCGACTACGACGAGTCCTTCACATGGACTTTCTATGTCCTTGCGACAATCAAGGGACATGTGGACATCCGTTGGTATGGTTCATCGAATGGTTATTATTCGGAGTCGGTCGATTTCGAATGGCTGAACAAGAACAAGTCACGCCCGTCGTGGGGACCACGCGGCGTTAACAACGGCTATGGAGTTTGGGAATAATGGTTGAAATAGTTGATGGTGAAATTGTTCGTGATGAGCTTACCAAGAATGCGCGAGGCGGAACCGAACTTCTGGCTGACAGAATTCATGATTTCGTCGATCACGGTCTTCTAAAGGGTGTTCAAATCATCTTCTCAAGACCGAACAAATTGCTTGACGGATATAAGAAAGTTCTTTATATTCATGACCTACCGGGCGATCCTGCAATCGCAAAAATTCGCGATGCCGAGTGGAGAAACCAATTTGATCTGATCGTGTTCGTATCACATTATCAGCGAATGATGTTTCATAAGGTCTACGGATTTCCGTTGACGGAACGGATGATTGTGATCAAGAACGCAATTCATCCCCTCAATCCGAGCTATAATCGTGTTGGTCCAGACAAAATCAGGCTGATCTATCACACCACCCCACATCGCGGGCTTGAAATCCTATATCCGGTCTTTGATTATCTTTCGAAGAAATATCCGGGAACCATTGAACTGAAGGTGTTTTCGAGCTTCGACATTTACGGATGGGAACAGCGGGACGAACCGTATCAACAGTTGTTCGACAAATTGAACGATCATCCGGATATCGAATATTCGAAAAGCGTTTCCAATGCAGAAATTCGTGAAGAGCTTATGAAGGCACACATCTTTGCATTCCCTTCGATTTGGGAAGAGACAAGCTGTATGGCATTGATGGAAGCAATGAGCGCCAATCTCGTTTGTGTTCATTCTGATCTAGGTGCGTTGCCTGAAACGAGTCATGGGTCGACAATCATGTACCCATATGTTTCCGACCCGAACGTCCATGCGACAAAGTTCGCAGAAGAATTGGAACGGGCGATCCTGCAATACGACATTCCGGATCGGTCGACAATTGGCAAATTTCTAATTGATACATATCATAACATAGACGGCTTCGTATATGATTGGGAGACGTCGCTAACGAGCATTAGGTGAATGGCAAGAAAGAGCATTTTGAAAGCAGCCCCGAAAAAGAAAAAGATGACGGCGGCGACAATTGGAAGAATTAGCAAAAGAGCAGATGAAAAATATGTCGGGACAGAGATTGTCGTTTTTGACGATAACACCGATGTAGAAGCTGTAATCAAGCAAAATCTTCGACACTGCAATTATTACTACAACCGGCAAGACGCATACGGATGGATCGGTAAGTGGGTCCAGAAGAACATGAGTGCTACGGCATTGCGAGAATTCAAAGCGGCGGAAACGTGGCGAGGGTGTATCTCGATTGGAACAGTGTGCCGCGCACATATGAACGGCGCAAAGCTTTCAGAATATCGAATGGATTGGTTGAAGACCAAGATCGAAAATGAAATTCTGAAATACGGTCGACAGAGTATCAAATCAAATCGAAATGATGCTGTTGCCACGCGGGTTTCCCCTGCCACTCTGGTCAAGAGAAAGACCGAGGAATATATCGCAAATCTTGAATCGATTGTGGATTCTTGGGACAAGCTGGACGCACCATTCTCTTTGTATTCTGATTTGAAATCAAATGAAATTCCCGCGATCACTGCAAAAGCTATTTTCGATTATTATTCTCGCTTGAATGAAGAGTTGAAACAGGCTATAGTAAGGAAACCAGATGAGCAGCTTAAAGAGGCATATTCTCATTTCAAACCTGCCGAATTGAAGCGATATGCTGTATTCATTGAAACTCTGGTCAATGATGCGGAAACTTACCTGACTGGAAAGAAGTCCCAACGCAAGCCGCGTAAGGCGAAAGTGAAGTCTGCTGGTCAGCTAGTCAGCAAGGTAAAATTCCAGAAGGAAAGTAAGGAACTGAAAATTACGTCGGTTCCGGCTGAAAAAATCATCGGCGCTCAAATCGCCATTTTGTTCAACACCAAATATAACCAAATTTCATATCTCGTTTCTTCAAGTAAGACGGGGTTCACCATCAAGGGAACCACTATACAGAGTATAGACGATGAACAGTCCTTTAAGAAGACTGTACGAAAGGCAAGTGAAAACCTCAATGCTATAGTCGTTGCCCCAAAAGCAAGGACACAAAAATTGATTGATGAATTGAAAACTACACGTTCTAAGACCACCGGTCGACTTAACGAAGATGTTCTTATCGTTAAGGTATACTGAAAATGACCGATAGTGTTAACGAACATCAGGCAAGTGAAGAAACTCTGCCAAACACAAACGTCGTATATCTCAAGGATTACAAGAGACCGACAACACCAAAAAATCCTGACGTCTTGCCGGATGATTACAGTGCAGGGTATGAAGACTATATCGATGACATTTCCCTGTCCGTCACTTTCGACTTGACCGAAATGCTCATGGAATATGGGTTCAATATCGAATCCGTGCCCAATGTCGGCTATGATTTGATGATGGTTATCGAGTCTGTAAAGTCGATGATGTACAGAGTTTCAGACGAATATTATCCACTTCAAGATATTTCAGAAGAGCTTTTTGAAATTGATGATCCGGAAGAATTGGTCGACGACTTCCTTCACGGTGAATGAATTAGACAGTCCAGCCACGATAGGATTTATAAGGATGTTTACCTTTCGCTAATCGTATCATGGTTGTGTATTGAAGATCGTGGATGGCGCAAAATTCGGCAAGATTGTCTGTAGTTTGCGCCATCCCATTTGGGTCAATAAAGGTGTAGGTTTTCAACCTATGGGGTCTTGGACCTTGTTGAGATTTTGACATTCGCTCGCGACTTTCATCACTAACGATCTTTCCTTTGTGGGTCTTGCTGATAATAGCGCGATGTTCGTCTGAAATAGTATGACCTTTATTAGCGGCAGACATTTTGGCTTTAGCTTCATCGCTGTGTTTATAACCAAGTCTCGAAAATGCCGCTTTATGTTCTTCACGCATGGTTCGCCCCGATAATTTGCGGCGATGCTCTTCGCTAAACACCCTGCCGGTGTTGGCTTTTGAAATTTTAGCCTTAGTTTCTTCCGAGTGTTTACGACCTGTTTGGACTACTGACATCTTTTCTTTTGCTGATTTTGTCGTATCTTCTGTAAGAAGCCAATGAAAAACGTCAAAAACATGATTATAATATCGAGAACGGTTTTTAACTGACAACAGCCATTCTCTTTCTTTTTGGAATGTGTGATGTTTGTTATCAAACCTACCCAAGATACGTCTTTTAAAGTCTTGTGGTCTTCGGCGATAAGCATCACGCATGCGATTTGAAGAACAAATATATCCATCATCTTCTGTTCCCCAATGAGAACCGATGTAATACATCTTCCGTTTACGATCATACCAAATGTAAACGAAACCATATTTACCAACCAATTTAATATACTCCGAGGTTTATAGAACACTGAAGTATATAGGAGAAACGAGTGTTATGATTTTCTTAGATTTAAGCCAAATAATAATTTCAAACCTGATGGTTGAGGTTTTTCGTAATGGTGGAAGCGATTACGATGACAATATGCTTCGTCATATGATTTTGAATTCTATTCGATCCGCCCGCCTGAAATACAAATCGGAATATGGCGATATGATTATCTGTTCTGATGACAAGGATTATTGGCGCAAGTCGGCTTTTCCATACTACAAGGCGGCACGAAAGAAGGCAAAGGAAAAGTCTGACATTGATTGGGCAAAGGTTTATCGCTCGATTGATCAAATCAAATATGACCTTGATCAGTTCTTCCCGTACAAGTTTATTCAGGTTCCGGGTGCTGAAGCCGATGATATCATCGGGACCATTGCCCACAGAGAAGGCACCTTTTTGAACAATGGTGAACCTATCCTCATACTGTCTGGCGATAAGGACTATTTCCAGCTTCACCAATACGGAAACATCAAGCAGTTTGATCCGGTGAAGAAGCGATTGGTGACCACTCCAAATCCAGAAAGATATCTATTTGAGCATATCTTGCGTGGTGATACCGGCGACGGGATTCCAAATATCTTGTCTCCGGATAATTCGTTTGTGATCGGTCAAAGGCAAAAGCCAATCACCCAAAAACGAATTGATGATTGGGATTGGTGTACCGACTTCATGAAGGAACAAGAGCTTCGCGGGTTCAAGCGTAATGAAATGCTGATCGATCTATCCAAAGTCCCTACGGATATCCAAAGTCAAATCACTGCTAAATATGATGAGCCGAATACGAAAAATCGATCACAGTTGATGGATTATTTCATGAAACACAAGCTCAA